GACGCTTGCTCGTTTATTCCCAACCAGTTCATGTATCTGCCCACTTGCCCAGACCTGTCGGTCGCATGGACTTATGTGCAGGAAGGTGAACCTCTGGCCGTTCCCGACACAATCGTCATCGCGCCGGTACATGACAGTGACGATCTGGAACGCGTCCTCGCCAACGAGCCGCTCGATCTGAGCGATGATGAGGTCGATGCTTACCTCGCGGCCTACGATCCCGATGTGTTGGAATACGACCAGTGGTTGCTCGTTGGCTCCGCACTGCATCATCAGTATCGCGGAGACATGGTCACCGGGTACGACCGCTGGCTGCAATGGTCTGAGCGGTCGAGCAAGCACGATCCCAAGCAGATGGTCAAGAAGTGGAAGTCGTTCGGCAACTCTGTCCGCGTTGTGACCTTCGCCTCTGTGATCCACGCGATCAAGCTGGCAGGCGGAGAGACGATAAAGAAGGCCGATGGTAAGGTAGCCGTTGTCGGCTCGGTCGAGAGCAAGGCGTTCGAGAAGCTGGCTGAGGACGCTGCGGCCATCGAGGACATGGAAGGCTACGACAAGTTCAAGAAGCGCATCCAGCGCATGAGCCTGCACGTTCTGCCGCTCGACAAGCGTTCGCTCCTCGCCGCCGAAGTGTTTGACGCTTGGGGCAAGGAGCGAGGTCTGACCAAGACAGACATTAAAAGCCAGTTGAAGCCTGCCAAGGGGACAAGCGTTGTAGAAAAAGTCGATGCGCCGGAATGGGTGCAGGACTGGGTCTATGTCGAAAAGACCTGTGAGTTCTACCACACCAGTCAGCACTACTCGATCAAGCGCGAGGCGTTTAATTCCAAGTATGGGCGCGAGCCTGAGTGCCTTGACGGTGACATGTTACCATCCAGCTTCGCTCTAAACCATTGCAAGATCGACACTGTGGTCGATGTAATGTTCTGGCCGTCGGGGGGCATGTTCTTCACCCATGACGGAAAGCGGTTTCTGAACAGCTACCGGGAAAGCGGTATCGCCCCTTGCGAAGTGCTGGATGATGATGGGCAGCGCGTGGTCGATATGTTTATGGATCATGTTCGCATGACATTGGAGCGCGAGGAGGAACAGCGCTTGCTGATCGACTTTATGGCTTGGGTGGTCCAGAAGCCCGGTCAGAAGATTAACTGGGCGCTGCTCGTTCAGGGGGCGCAGGGTGTCGGCAAGTCCTATTTCGGCGTGGTCATGCAAAACGTGCTGGGCCACATGGCCAAGAATGTTGAGCCTATGTCGCTGGGCGGTCGCTTCACCAGTTGGGCGCACGGATCGCTTTTGGTCATTATCGAGGAAATCCGCATTGCCGGTGAGAACCGCTATGAACTGGTGGATCGCCTGAAGCCGTTTATCTCAAATACGGCTATCCAGATTGAGGAGAAAGGGCGCGATCAGCGCACGGTGCCCAACTTCACCAGCTACATGATGTTCACCAACCACAAGGACGCTCTGCCGCTGTCTGAAGGGGATCGGCGCTATGCGCCGCTGTTCTCGCGTATTCAGTCTGAGCAACACCTGTTTGCTGAACTGGGTGGCCCTGTGGCCGCTGGGGAGTATTTCACTAGGCTGTTTGATGAGAGCGAACGCAGAGCCGATGCGCTGTCCTATTTCCTGCGCAACTGGAAGATCAGTGCCGAATTTAATGCCAAGGGACGCGCGCCAATGACCTCGGCCCGTCAGGAGATGATGGACCTCGCCGTATCGCCAGACAAGTCAATCATCGTGGACGCAATTGAAAAGCACAACTGCGCAGTTATCAATGGCGACATCGTGGATGTGACTTGGCTTGCGCGCCTGTGCGAGATGGAAGGTGAGCCTTTACCAAAGACACGCACGATCAGCGCGGTGCTTCTGGAACTGGGTTATAGGCAGTTGGGGGGCAGGCGCGTCAAAGTCACGAAGACTAACAGCTTGCATTATGTGTGGCTCAGGAGCGGGTCGGATGAGGACGCAAAACGCATCGTCAGGGACTACCATAATGGGCCTTCAGATTGCCCGTTTTGAGGTGCGCAATAGGAATCGTCTTTGCGCACCTATGACCAAGTGAGGTGCGCAATAGACTCTTTTTAAAACATTGCGCACCTACATTGCGCACCTACAAAATCTCTTTAATTATCATATATTTATGTCTATATTTTTATTGAAGTGCGCAATAATTGACATATATACCTTTACGTTAGAGACCTATATTTTTAACGTAAAACATAGGTTTTTAGGGGGTAGGTTTTTTTTTCGTATAATGAGAGAGAGTATAGGAAACTTTGCGCACTTGCGCACCTGGAAGGAAGAGTAACATGGGTAAGCGATCAAACTTTGAACGGGTGGAACGAGACTACTACCCAACCCCGTATGAGGCTGTGGTGCCACTGCTGGAGCATCTCATCCCCAACACGTTCTTCGTCGAGCCATGCGCTGGTGATGGGCGGCTGGTTGGTCATCTCTTGGAGCATGGGCATATCTGCATCTCGGCATGTGACATCGAACCTCGGCGCGATTGGATCGCTCAGGGCGATGCTCTTAAAGCTGAGATCGGAGTGGCCGATTGCTTCATCACCAACCCGCCTTGGGATCGATCGATATTGCACCCACTTATCGATCATCTCTCTGCCCAAGCACCGACATGGCTCCTGTTCGATGCAGACTGGATGCATACCAAGCAGGCAGCGCCGTACATGGATCGGTGCGAAGCCATTGTGTCTGTGGGCCGGGTGAAATGGATCGAAGGGTCAAAAATGACTGGTAAGGACAATTGCTGCTGGTATCTGTTCACCAACACCCCTAACAATCAGACTGAGTTCTACGGGAGGAAGTAAGATGGACCAGATTAAGCCTGCGAAGCAGTCTGACAAGTATAGCTGGATTTGGCTGTGCGCCAATTGCTCTGCGGAGTACGCCGCTGACGTAGAAGCAATGGAGTGCTGCGGAGAGCCGATACCCAATACAGAGCCGGATACACAAGACATCCAGATCGGCGGTGACCACTACCGGACAAAAGCCGTACAGCCTTGGGACGCTATGGAGGATGAGTTAATGGACAATGTGAATCACCCTAATCATTATCAAGGGAAGATTGAGTGCATTGATGCTATTGAAGTTGCAGTAGATGGATTGCACGGAATTGAGGCTGTTTTTGTTGCGAACATACTTAAATATGTGTGGCGTTACCGTAAAAAAAATGGTATTGAAGACCTCAGGAAAGCCAGTTGGTATCTGGAACGGTTAATCAAAGAGGTTGGAAAGCATGACAAAACTAGTAGACCTATCGGGCAGTAAGTTTGGCAATTTGCTTGTTATAGAGCGGGTGCCGCGTCAACCTGGTGATAGGCATACCAAGTGGTCATGTCTTTGCCAGTGCGGATCAACAACTGTAGCTACTTACATTAACTTGAAAACTGGAAACACTACGTCATGCGGGTGCAAGAAGCGTCCACACGGAGAGACTAGCACACCGACACATCGCTGCTGGAGTTCCATGATGCGGCGTTGTGTTTGGAAGTCAGACTCAGTTCGATACCAAGGGATCGTCCCTGTTTGTGACAGGTGGAAGGACTACTCGCTGTTTGTTTTGGATATGGGGGAACGCCCTTCTATTAACCATACGCTGGACCGCATCGACAACGACCGTGGCTATGAGCCTGGAAATGTTCGTTGGGCAACAGCTAAAGAGCAAAACCGGAACAAAACAAACAATCACATTGTTGATATAAATGGCGAGAAAAAGACAATTAGCGAATGGGCGGAACTTTTTGGCGTAACAGCTCCGGCAGTTCGATCATATAAAAAGCGGCACGGTAGCCTTGAACACTATCCAAGATATTTGGAATGGGCTGGTTCAAAAGGCGATGCTGTGGTAGATTACCAGAAGGCGCGACACTACCTGGATAAACTAATCGGGGTTCTAGAGAATGATTGATGAAGCGGAAGAAACTTGTTCCAACTGCCACTGGTATCGGGCCAGCCATGCTGGGACGCATGGGTATTGCCGGGTTAACCCCCCGGTGTTTACGAACCTTGATGATCGGGGGCATCCTCGATTTTTTAATCCCGTCGTTTCACCTCACAACTTTTGCTCGCTCTGGGAAGAGGCTGACTAATGCTGGCGATGCAGATCGAAACGCCGGACTGGGACCGTAAGCTAAGGCAGCTTGCGGAAACGCCTGAACTGATCCGTAAGTCAGTTGTTGGCGCGCTGTCTGAGACGGTTGATGATCTGCTTGTCCGACAGCGGATGGAAATGGGGCAGGTGTTTAACAACCCTACCCCATACATTACGAAGGGCATCAAGGGCTTCTACCCTGGCGGAAAAGGCGCTGTGCGGGCATCGCGGAAAGGCCGTGTTGGCGCTACCGTGGCGCAGGCCGGAACTTATTTCGAATTTTTCCCTGTAGGATCATCTCCAGAGGACATCGTTAAACCACATGTGTTTGGCGGCAAGCGGCGGATGAAGAATTCTGAGCGCCGCCTTATGGGCGTTGGGAAGATGCTTGCCGGTGATATGACCACAATGGGTAAGAACTACCCCAGAAACAACTCTGGCGACATCCCCGGCGCTCGCTATACTCAGATGCTCAATGAACTTGGCGCGCTGTCTGATGTGGCGCGTTCGTTCATGCCTAAGAGCCGTCAGAAGAACCGCAAAGGCACTAGCTACTTCATGATAACCAGCAAGAGCGGTGTTCCGGTCATTGTCGAGCGTAACGGGAAAAACACCCGCATCATGTTGGTGGTTGCAAAACCTGG